GCTCGACCAAAATCCACCAAATTCGTTGTACACAAAATCAACTTCGAGTCGAAGAAAATGGCACCCTTCCGCTCAAGCGACGCTTGATTGGTCTGGGTAGGGACTTGGTTGACCCACTGAATAAACTTTGGAATCACTACGTCATTGGACTCCTTGGAATAACCAAGATCATCCAACAAGACAATAGCTTGGTTATTATACCCCGAATCAAACGTTTCAGCCAAATTGGGGGCCCAAACGACATTGGCGGTAGTCCCACCAACGAAATCACTATAAGCACGCGTGGAAAGCAGCTTCCGGGCAAGCACATCCTGGATAGCCTTTGAAATCAAAGACTTGCCAATGCCTGGAGAACCAGAAAGCGTTATAACAAACGGCTCAACGCGTTCGGCATTACCAAATGCTCCAAACCCTCGAAGTTCGGAACACAAGGTATAAACCAAGTTGCGCAAATCTCGATGTTGGGCATATAAGCCGGAAGACTTCTTAACTGAAGTGGACTCGAGCCTAGAGAGCAACAACCGCGCTTGCGCAGCAACCGAGGACAACTCTTTGCGCTCGTCAAAATCAGCACGAAGCTTGTTGTATGTCTCCCGCATCTCATCAATCTCTACCCAGTACTCTCCGGCAAAATTCATGCGCCAATCGGTACCAACAAGTGCACACGTATTGTTCACTAGATCCTGCAAGGACAACACGGTCTCCTCGACGGTTTTCGTGGCGGCCGTGGACTCTTTGAAAGCCTTACGACTTGCACGAATGGCAGCCATAAATTTGTCCAGAGCACCCGCATCAGGTTCAACCTGATAGGTCGTAAGGCGCTGGTACAAAAGCACCAGCGCGCTTGAAACCTGAACCGCCGGGGATATAGACTGCAACGTCGGACCCTGTGCCACAAGAACCATATCACTGGGTTTAATCAGATCAATGATCCGCTCAAAAAGCATGCGAACATGGGGAGATGCAGACAAAACCCTAACGGCAACGCTAAGGCCATACAAACCCGACGCCAAAGCAACTGCTTTGCTGACGCCATCGTCTTTGCTATAAAAATAGGCAAATAAGACGGAGCTCAGCAGCATCTCCTGCAAAGGTGTCACATGGTTAACTCTAACCCCTTCTCTTGCATAACGCTCAGCCGCGTCAGCAACCTTCTCAAAAGCGCCTGGCAAACCTTCCATATCACCAACAGCGTTGGCGACACGGTTCACATTGCTCACCATACCATTAAAACCTTCAAAGGCGCCGCCAAGTACGCCAGGCGCGTTGGCAATGGCACTAAGCAAATCACCAACGCCTTGCGTCTTGATGTCTTCACCTTCAAAAAGCGAAAAGAATTTTGATTGCAAACGAACTGCAAAATCTGCGCGAGAACGAGAGAATTTGGGGGGGGTGATTTCCCTTTCACGGCTACGTGCGCGGGCATCACGGACCCCCATACGCCCCCTGTGGAACACTTTACGATAGTGTTCAAGAACTTCATAGTCGATGTCGATAGCATTTGATTTGTTAGTGCGCTCAATGGAGCGGGAAAGTCTGAATTGCGTCATGATTGTGATGTAACTTGATTCATTGGGGGGGGGGTTGCCGGCTTTTGGCCAACGAGCCTGGACTTTGGCTCGCCGCATAGCGCCACTCTGGCCTGTGCTATGCGAGCACACTAGCGTTGCACACAGCGACCGAACTAGATAAGGCCACCTACACACGAGCCATACGTATGTGGGATTTAACAAAGTGCAAATTGCACATAAATAAAACTACTACAAACATATTCACGATGAATTCGCTATCCTACTCCTTGCCGAAGCAAAACAAGCCGCAACTAAATGCGTGCAAGGCTGGAGTCAGACCAAAGCATCTGTGGATGGGCTTCTAACCCTGTAGTACACACTACTAACACCTTGAATATGCCCTTCATAGGTTCTGGCTTATTTTCTCATTTTCGGGGTTTTAAAATGTTTTATGGTTTAAAGCATTTTGAAATGTTTTGTACGATTATTGGTTTATGTATAATGGCTGATAACCAGCCACGAAAACAAACAAATAACAGTAGAGGACCACCCTGACTGGCCCTCATGAAAATGGGGTTGTTAAGCTGCAAAACGCGATCGTCAAACCGCAATACGTGGATGACCTCCACGTACTGCGGAAGTGCATCCAAACAACATGACTGTCAAATAGAGACTAAGTCACGCGCCTGAGGGTCGCTCATGCCCTCAAAATCACCCTGTGAAATTATATCCACA